CGTATGGTTTTTACGATATAACTTGCTATTTTTAGGTGCCTATATAGGCGACGTAAATAAGTGTATGGTATACAACAACAGACCGCTGTGTAAGGGGTGTAAAGCAAAGCCTAGGGCCTATGCTTACAAGAAAGGCACGACCATCTACTGGCGTAGCTTGTGTGACACTTGTAATAGAAAGAAGGCCGGCAAGAAGGTGGGAGGAGTCACAGCCCTACAGAGATCCGGATACAAGAAACACAAGAAGTGTGAGCTGTGTGGATTCAGGGCACAAAAGCAATCTCAACTGGATGTGTTCTTTGTGGATGGGAGTATGAAGAATACTGCTACTACTAACTTAAAAACTGTTTGCGCCAATTGCCAAAGGCTGGCCAGTGTCCGTAAGTTGGGATGGCGTATTGGTGATCTTGTTGCTGACGAGTAGATCGTCAACATGTTGATATAACTCTTCTAAAGTTCCGTCGTTCTTGATCACATAATCAAAATCTGATTTCGCCCATGCATATTCCGAAGAATGGATGCCTGTGGGCATTATGTTACCTTCCACATAGCTTGTGAACCAATCAGGATCTTGCCCTCTTTTCACTAGGATGATCTTGCCACCGGACTCTCTGATTGTTTTGATCTCATTTTCAAATCTAGTGTCTGATATTACTGTGGGTTCTCCTTTGTATCTAGCTAGACAGCTGTCAATCCATATGGCATCATGCATTCCTTGACGCATGACTTCTGTGCCGAAGTATTGTAACACCCATCTGGGAGTGACTTCCTTGCTAAATTTTTCACTCCAAAATTTATCCGGAGTTTCTCTCCATGCTCTACTCTCATCAGTCTTGCCTTCTAGCATTTCCCTGTCCCAATTGAACATGGAACCAACTGCATCTTTTAAACTTTTTGCGAATGAATCTTTACGGAAATTATGTTTCTGTACAAGTCTATCTGCGACTGTACCTTTACCAGAACCTATTAAACCTACTACACCTATCAACATAGGTTTATTATACTATTTTTTTAAACGTTTTTCAATCTCTTTTTTAACATCATGGACTGATGTTAATACCAGTTTCCGCACACCCAGTTTCTTTTCTTTTAAGGCATGTATAGCAACATTCTCTAGATCATCAACCATGTTAGCTAATTCTTCTAGTGTGCATTTGGAAAGTTTTTTGTATCGAGTATCTATCATGATACTATTATTTAAATGGAGAGTGTGGTCAATTAACCAATAACAAAACTGTGTGGATTTCCGCCTTCTGAGAAATTACCAATTTCCAGTTCAAGTCTTTCCATCTCTGCAACACCTTCACTCTTAAGAGCGTCACCGTTGAGGGTTGTTCCACCCTGTGGTCCTGCAATGGTGTTGAATTTGCCTCTTGCTTCTCCCAACATTACCTTGGATACTGCGAGTGTGTAATCTCTGATCCATGGTTTTGAATAGATGTCCTTGAACAGTGTGATGTCTGGTCTAAAGTTGTCAGTGTGCATAAGGATTGTTTCGTCATCTGCTCTAGGTCTTTGTGTGATTGTTAATTTCTTTGTTGCCACATCAAAATGGTACTGTATGAAACTTCCAAACATCTTTCCTACCAGTTCCTGGTATGATGCAAAAGCATAGTAAGTGGCCAGTCCACCCGTTGCACCTGCTCTTAACAAGTATGTGTTTGTGTAGGCCAAGTTGAAAGGTTCAAAAAGTGTTCCACCTTCTCCGCCTTCTGTCCTAGAACCAACACTTCTCCTGTTGAGATTTCTCACGTTGATAATCTCATCTGGTAAGATATATGTGTTCTGATTTTTCTTTAAAGTAAGAAAAGCATACGACTCTTCTACAGCATTTGATGATCTCTGTCTGAATTTGTTTATAGCTCTTTCCAGTGCCGTTTGATAGTGTTTAGGGTCTAATTCAACGTCAATCATACCATCACCTAGGTTATTTTTGACGTAATCGAATATCTCTTGTTGTCCTGTTTGTAGTTCTGACATACTCATATTTATAACCTTTGTCTGTGCAATAAATATGTATGATATGCCAAGATTATCTATTTTCAAGCCTGAAAAGGGCAACGACTACAAGTTCTTTGATCGTAACATCAACGAGATGTTTCAGGTGGGTGGAACTGACCTACACTTCCACAAATACATAGGTCCTTATGATCAAGGTAGTTCACAGAAGGATGGAGATGCATCACCATCACAACCGCAGTATTCGGGTGATAGCCTAAACGAAAGAACCATACAGGATCTATTATTTCTGGAGAACAGGGATAGAAAATATGCAGACGACATCTATATCGTGAGAGGAATATACAATGTGCAAGATGCAGACTTTAATCTATCACAGTTTGGAATGTTCCTACAGAATGATACACTATTTTTAACTGTACACCTTAACGATATAGTAGAAAGAATTGGGAGAAAACCTATGGCGGGCGATGTCATAGAATTTCCACACATGAAAGAAGACTATTCACTAGACGAGAGCATACCGATTGCACTGAAAAGATACTATGTTGTCGAAGATGTGAACAGGGCGGCAGAAGGATTTTCTGCAACATGGTGGCCACACCTGTTGAGATTGAAAATGAAAACGATGGTTGACTCTCAGGAGTTCAGAGATATAATCGGTGATGCGGCAACAGAAGGTTCTCTTGCCAGTTACATGTCAACGTTTAACAGAGAAAAAACAATTAATGATCAAGTTGTTGCACAGGCAGAAGAAGATGCTCCCAAGTCTGGATTCAACTACAAACAATATTATGTTGCACCCATAGACGAGAGGGGTAATATCAGAACAGATAATGTCAACACAGAAGAACAAAGAGCAAGTGGAGACAAGATAGTCAATGCAGTTATCGACACACCAGCAAGTTCGCACTATGGTTTCTACATGGATGGCGATGGTGTTGCACCAAACGGACATCCTGCAGGATTCGGAATCAGTTTTCCAAATGCAGGTATAGACAAAGGGGATTATTTCTTGAGAACAGACTTCTTACCAAACAGGTTGTTCCGTTATGACGGAACCAGATGGGTCAAGATAGAGGACTCTGTCAGAATAACTACAACAAACAATGATTCTAGAGCAAACTATAAAACAGGTTTTGTCAACAACTCATCATCTGATACCATAAATGGATTAACTGTAACGCAGAGACAATCGCTTACAGATGCTCTTAAACCAAAGGCTGACAATTAAAAATGTTACACTTCTATGAAGGTCAGATTAGGAAATTTTTAACTCAATTTATAAGAATATTGAGTAATTTTTCTGTTGAGACCGGCAAAGGCAAAGATGATTCAATCACTTTGAGAGCTGTTCCTGTTGTATACGGAGACCCAACAAGGCAAGTTGCAAACATCATTAGACAGAATTCTGAGAATGCATTACAGTACACACCAAAGATAGCGGCATATGTTAGAGAATTAAATTACGACAGGGAAAGGATGCAAAACCCATATCACATTGAGAAACAGCATCTAAAAGAAAGAGGCGTTGACAGTGACGGGAACTACACGAATCAACTGGGTGCAGGATACACTATTGAAAAAGTTATGCCATCACCGTTCAGATTAGAAGTTACAGCGGATATATGGAGTTCAAACACAGATCAAAAATTACAGATTTTAGAACAAATTTTATATCTTTTCAACCCGGATTTCGAGATACAGAAATCAGACAACTACATTGACTGGACCAGTTTGAGTTACGTGGAATTAACAAATATAAGTTTTAGTTCTAGAACTATCCCGGTCGGTGCTGACACAGAAATAGATGTGGCAAGTTTATCGTTCTCAATGCCTATATGGTTATCACCACCTGTAAAAGTTAAGAAATTAGGTGTTGTACAGAAGATCATCATGAGTGTTTACGACGACGATGGTGGAATGGCAAAAGGATTGATAGACGGTTCTTTGATTTCACGAAGTTTTATTACGCCAAACAATTTTGGATTATTGGTTACAGGAAACCAATTGAGGTTGTTGGGTACAACAGGAGTAAATGTCAAGTCGGGCGGGGATGGTTTCTACACAGGAGCAAAAGATCCAGGTCTAGCAGATCCTTTTGAAACATTTGGACCAGCAGTCAATTGGAAGGTGCTTCTAGAACAATATGGAGTAGTCACTAACGGTACATCACAGATTAGGTTAACGCAACCAAACGGAAATGAAATTATAGGAACTATTGCAACAAGCACATTGGACGATACAATATTGTTGTACAGCATAGATAATGACACAATACCTGCAAATACACTTACAGGAGTCAAGAAAATTATAAATCCTTCAACATTCGATCCAGGTACACCAGTTGATGCTGATAGGTATCTAATCATCGATGACGTTGGGGATTCCACAGCGTCGGTACAGAGTGCAACTTGGGGAGCTCTTATTGCCAACGTTGGTGACATCATCGAATACAGCAGTTCACAGAGCAAATGGTTGAAGGTTTTTGACGCTTCTGATCCAGATTCTACACAGCACTATGTTACCAATCTGAACACAGGTATTCAGTACAGGTTCAACGGTACGGAATGGGTCAAGTCCTACGAAGGTGTCTACACACAAGGTAATTGGAGCATAGTCATAGATGGCAGTTATGTTGCCAACGACGATGCTTCTGGACAAGACGCAACTACTCCTTGATAAATTACATACAATCTGTTATAATATAGCATGGAAGACAACATCATATGTTCTGGTGCACTTTTTTACAGCACATCAACAAAACGTTTCCTGTTCTTGCAGAGGACTGATAGTAAGACAAAAGGAATGTGGGGATTGGTCGGCGGAAGGACGAAGTACACAGAATCGGCCTTTGAAGGTCTAAAGAGAGAAATAAAGGAAGAAGTGGGTGCTATTCCAAAGTTCAAGAAAGTTATTCCCTTGGAGATGTTCACATCAAATGATGAGAAGTTTTTCTTCCACACTTATCTTATTGCGATAGAGACTGAATTCTTACCCAAGCTGAATGAAGAACACTCAGGATACTGTTGGACTGCATTTGAATGTTGGCCCAAGAACTTACACATGGGTCTTAAGAACACACTGAATAACAAAGCCATCAAAGGCAAGTTACAGACTATACTAGATTTGATAACTTAATTAACCAGCACTTATTTTTACAGTACCGTCGTCGTTCCAGAGTTGACCCGCATTACTAGGATCGCTTGTCGGCAATTCCGTTGCCATTACTTTCCCTGAATTGTTTATCATCAGTGTGCCGTTGTCGTCTGGTAGGTCTATGTTTCTTTTAGTAGTTGATGTACCTGACACGAAAGTTTTTTTACCGTCTTCTGTCTGCCACACGAACGGAACGTCACGGTGTGCGTAGATGGCATTGTTTGAGATGGTCAATAGAGGTTTGTGCTGTCCGTCTTTTCTACCTATTATCTGTATTACACTTTGGTCTGCACCTTTCTTGTTGTCCTTGATGCTACCTTTGATCGAGCCTATTCTGATGTCTTCGCCGGCATCGTTTTGACCTTTGAACTCTAACCAAGTATCTGCTTGGATTTCAATATTACCGCTTACTTTTATACTCATGCATGTATTTATTTGAAGCAAAAAAAAAGGCCCTATATTTCTACAAGGCCTTTTGATTCTACTAAAAAGTATGAATATTT